CGCGTCTTCCATTGAAAACTTGGTTAAGCCGTGCAAAGATCCTTTAGAACCTCTTTTATCTACTGTACCTGATATATCGTAAGGGTCACATCCAAAAGCACCTATATGCTCGTTACCTGGGTAATTGATACCATTTTTTTGATATCTTTTATTTTGCAAATGAACTGCTGGCACCCAAGTTACTAAAAATCTACCACTGTTATTTGGTACAAATATAACTTTACTGTCTTGCTGACCGTTCTCCCATTGAAAAGAACCTTTTGTTACACTTATAGAATTTTTAAGATCTTCATTAAAATCTATTTGCTCGTATATCTTAGTTAGATTAAATAAAGATTCTTTTGATTCATCTCTAAAAGCGTGCTTAGTAGTACGCGGAAACTGTCTATAAAATTCATTTAAAGCATCTTGATCTTGCTTAAGACCTTCAACTTCATTGTCCCAATACTCTATTACACCTAAATCTATTTCTTCACCTTGCGGTCCTTGTACTGGTTTTTTAGGCGTGTCGAAGACAGGTAATCCATAAGAATCAATGTATCCTTCGTAATTCCACTCCATAGGTATAAACAAGCTATATAATCCAGAGCGAGTTTGTCCATTCGCATTTCGTTGAGTGACGTCCGAGTCATTGTATAATTTTTTAAAGTTATCACCACCTTTGTCTAATGAGTTACTAGTTGAACCCATCATGCATTTACCGATAATTCTAGAACCTAATCTAAGACAAGTTTTTGTTACTCGCCAATTGTTTAATATATTATTAGGTCTTTCCCACTTACCACTCTCATCGTGGACCAGTAATCTTAGTTTCTCCCCGTCGTACGAGTTGTCCCCTGTGTTCTTCCAGTCGATCGTGGTGTCAAGACCATCGAGCTCTCTGAGCGATTCGTTTGTCTCAAGCTTCTTACGGGTATACTTTGTCGCGGGTACTCTGTACGCAAGCTCTGTCTTTGGCCTGTCCATACCGTCCTGAATTGGTTTGAAAAAGAACGGGTAGTTGACCGATATTGGAACGACCTTGTCTGTAAACATCTTCTTTGCATCAGGGCCAGATTTGGACAATATTCCAAACCGTGAATCTGACTGAATTGTTGCAGCGTTAACTGTCTCAGCTGAAGACATAAAGGAGAATCCAGATCGTCTATTCTTAAGGTAGCACATTCCGTAACTACGCTTGTCTGCTTTACAAGCTTCCCAGAATATAAAGAATAATCTGTTTGCTTCCCTAAAGTCTGGCTGCCCAACATCAATTTTGCTCCACTGCAAGTACATATAGTGAGTACCAGTAAGGTAAGTAGCCACATCCTTATTATAGAACCAAAAGCCTTCTTCCCTGCGGACGAACTCATTATCGATGTAATCATACCATTTTTCTTTAAAGTCTAAAGGGTATTCCTCCCAATCAAATACAGACTTTATTTTTTTTAATACTTTAGGATATTCCGTATATTCCCATTTGTTAGTTTCAAACTTATGTACGTTTTTAGCTTTAGGTAAAGCTATTTTTAAGTTTTGTATTTCGTATATCTCACCTATTGTACCGTCTTTACTTATTATAACGATATCATGTTCTTTGTTGTAACCGTACTCCCACTTCTTATAACGGTTCGTGCGTTTTAAAACCTTAGGCTTGATGTGATCTTTTAAGACCTTATATAACGTTTGCTCGTACATTATTTCTTAGATCTTCCTTCAGCAAACCCTTTAAAAGTTCTTTCTTCTTTAACTTCTTTGGGTTTGTCATTTAGCATATTTTCTTCTTCTTCAATGCGATTAAGTATTTCAAAGGCATCGAATATAGCTAGCTTTTTAGTGGCGGCTGCGTTTTTAAGTCTGTCAGCTGATATATCATCATCTGAATCAACAATAGCTTCTTTAGCTACTTTGATTAACTCCTCAACTGCTCGCTGCCCAGCTTGGATTATATTCTTCTTCGTTTCCTTGGTGTTCATACTTAATTACAATATCATTAGATTTCATACAGTAAAGTCTCTTTCCTTCAACTAAAAACTCCCATTCTCCGTTTGGCGTATAACCAACTAGGTCTCCTGGGTTTATTTCTAGCGCTTCTAAGGACTTATTGCTATATTTTAATATACCAACAAGCTTACGCTCTTTATCAAGCGTTAGAGAATCATTACTTTTTATAGGTGTTATAAAACATCTGTCACCAACAGTGTTCCAACCTTTTTTATTTTTATATAAATAAACCTGGTCAAGGTTGCAGAAATACAAATCATTTTCAAAATAAGATCTGCTTTTCTTTTTCTTACCTTTCATATCATAAAAGGTTCTAAACACATTTTGGTGTATAACTATTATATCACCCTTTTTAATGCCGGATTTAAAAGCTAGTGGTGTTTCAATAACTTCAGCTAAACGGTTTACAAACTTCCAGTTTTCAATTTTAGTATTGATAACTACGTCTTTGCCACCTATTTTAACTGTGTTTTTGTATTTATCACCAACAGGCTTTACGATAAAATCGTACAAGCTTTTCATTAATACTCTAAATCATACTCAACAGATACAGCCATGTTAGAATTAAACTTCTTCCATGGCAATACCTCGTTGTTTTTCTTTATGTGAATATTATAAGATCCATCAGTTTCATTGAACAAAATATAAGCTATTTCATGACCTCCATAAACCTGCTGACCTATAGAATAATGCATAGCGTCATTTTTGTAATCAGAACCTATACTGATTTTTCTTATAACTGAATCCATTATGCTTCTTCAGTAATTTCAGTGTATTCACCGGTTTCAAGATCAATAGATATCTTACCATAAGCCTCCTCTAGAACTTTCTTTTCTTTAGCCAAGCTTTCATTTACTTCTGCTACCTTGTGTAATAGGGCATGCTTTTGTGTTTCTACAACACCAATTTCAGATACTAAAGCATCTAACTCTTTTTTAATCGAAGTTACTTTTTCTAGTTCTTCTTGTTTAATTTTTGCCATTTGATTTAATTTAAGTTAATTGTTATATTTATATAGTTACTTGTATATAAATTATTTACCACACAAAAATTGACCAGCGTCACCTGTCCCTTTCGCAGCTATATAATCAACTGTAATAGGAAGTATAGTACCAGCTTGAACACCTACGATGATATGACCTTGATCAGCAAATGTTGGTTTTCCTGGACTTGCCACAACTCTAAAAGTAGCTTTACCATCTCCACCGTCTACTGTCACTAAATCACCATTTAAATAGCCACTATCCGTGCCACTTGTTATATCAATAACACCTACAATGGCTCCATTTACAACATTAAATTCTGCCGCTAGACCAGTTCCACTACCTCCTAATAAATCGTATTCAGTTCCTTGCACATATCCACTTCCTCCAGATCCAGCAACACCTGTTGATGATAATGCTGTTATAACACTTGCTCCCACGGCTCCAGCAGGTATAAATTTTACTTGACCTGTAGTTCCAGCGATGCCTACATAAACAATAGAACCATCTAAGAATGTGTCGTTATTTATTAAATTACTACCTGTGTAGCTACTTTTTACTATTTTTGTTATAAAATCAGGTTGATTTCCGAATTGTCCCATGTTATTTATTGCTTATTGATTTATATTTTTCAAAACCGCGTGATCCAAAATATGCCACATATACGGTTGTTAATAGTTGTTTTAATAGTTCTATCCATTCTTGTTCTACAGTAAAAGATATTTCGTGATGACTATCCACCCATATAAAAGCTATAGCCATAAAAGATAAAAATATCAAAGCCATTGGTCTAGTATTTTTACTAAGCCATGAGTCTGATGTCATATCGCTTTCCCAACGCTTTGTTATTTGAATATCTGCTTCAGCTGTAGCTTTTTCAACTATTATCTGAATTTCTTTTTTAATCTGAAGCTTTTCTTCTTTTGTAGTTGTAAGTTTGTCTATAGCATCTCCAACGTCTTTTATAACGTTACCGCTAAGCCATTGCCAGATTTTTTTCATTCGTTTATTATATACCTATATTCGCCTAGTGACTCTGATCTTTTAGTTTTAGTGCCTCTTTTTTTCTTTTTATAACCATGTTTATCTAAATAAGCTTGATAACCTTCTGGATCATTAGCTGTTTTAAAACCTCTTGCAATTGTTAAGGATGGTAAACTATCTGATTCTCTAACATTTTTTTCTAAAAATACACCTTTATAATTTTCCATGTCTTTAAATGGGTTTGGATATAATTTTACGTCTTGATCGTAATCTCTTTTTCTTGTTACAGTAACTTCTCTATCTTTATATTTATCTTCTATAGAAGGATTTTTTTCAACCGCAGCTTTCCATTTATCATACTCAGGTGTTCCAGGTTGAGCAAATTTTTCAACTTCTTTACCGGGCACAATCACTGTAGCTGTTCCAGCTGTGTCAATGTCTTTACCAGCTAAATTTTTTACTGTTTCAGTTGTTTCGTAATTTAATTTTTTTGGATCTATTTCCCCAGTGCTTGAAGTATGTTCTGCTGGATCTCCACCGTGAAAATGGAATGGAGTTCCACCGCTGTATTTCATTTTAAATGCCATAGTTATGCGTTTTTATATGCCTCGTCTTCCCAAGGTAAGTTTTTAGCGCCTTCGTTCATTTCGCTTCTTGGATATGTTTTACCTTTCCAGTAAACGTTTTTATCATCATAATCAAGATCGCCTCTCTTCATTTGATCTATATGAATTTTTTCGTGGTTTATAACGTCCTGGATTTTATTTATTGGAACATCTTTGTTTATAATAATAGTTCCATTGTTATTGGCTTTACCCATAACCCCGTCTTCCATATCTACGTGATATATTGGAGTATTGTCTACTGTGTACGGAGGATTATTAAGTTTAAATGCCATATTAAAATTTTCTATAAGGAAACATTTTGTTTAAAGCTTCTTTTCGGCTTTCACAACCGCAAGGGATGTTTAGTCCCTTGCTCATTGTGTCAACCATTTTTTTAATACCAGTAGCTTTAGTAAACTTTTCTATATCGTCTCCTAAACCTGTTGATTTCATTAAAAACCTTTATTGTATTCTATAGAACTAATAGTATAATTGCTAGATGCTGGAACTTCAAGTACTCTACCTCCTGGTTTAGCTGTTAAAGCTTTATTTATAGCGATTACAAGAGCATCTCTTTCGTCTGTAGATCCTGTTTGCAATAACCAATAATTAGTAAGCGTTTTGCCTGCATCTCCCAATAAAACGCTTTGTTTTGTAATAATCTCGGTATTTGGTTCATTGTTACTTGATGGGGTTGCGAATATAATAGTATCAGCATTTATAAGCTGCGAGTTTATTTTTAAATATTGTGTCATTTTTTTTTTTTTTAAATGTCTTCGAAATTACCAAAGCCAACGGAGTTATATTTGAAATTTGCTTCAACAACTGAACCAGAGGGAGCTGCTATTAAAGCTTTATTAATTTTTTGTATAGCATCTTGCGGTGTTATACCGTCCAGGATAAGAATAATTGCACTTTGGACTACTGAGGAATCGGCCAAGCCGGTTTTAAATGTGGTGGATGTTAAGTATATAATAATCCCTATTCCCGGTATATTCTGATACTCTTCAATAGATACAATTTCATCAGCATTAAATACTAATGAGTCTGATATTTTTAGTCTTGTTGACATATTTTTTTGAGTTTATGTTAATGTTTTTTTTTAGGTTTTACAGATCCCTACTGTTTATTTATTTTTTTGTTAAACCAGTGTAACTAGTACCTGATTTATCCATGACAGCTTTAGTATCAACTTGTTTATTTCCTTCTTTAGCCTTCATTATAGATTTATACTCTTGGCTTCTATCATCTAGAGTTAATTCTTTTCCCTTGTAATTAACTTTTACTTTTTTTTCAAGTGGACTATATCCCATGTGTAAAGCAGACTTTGAATGTTTTGACATCCATGATCCTCCACTAGCGTGTTTAGCTACTGGGTTATCATGCATTAAGTTGTATTTTTCTTGTTTTGCAGATTCCATTTTGTTTGGTGATCCTGTACAATGTCCCATAATTTTATTTTTTTAGTTTTAGTCGTGTTTATTCATTGCTTCGGCTTTACCTTTTTCCCAAGCATCAATTTTTTTATTTTTATTTATGTCTATAGCCTTAAAATGCTTGTGAGCCGGAGAACCATGGTGTTTTTTATCATATTTCATGTCACCTGCTAATTTTGAAATATGCTTTTCATCAGCAGTCATTTTTTTGTCGCTATGCCCATGGTGATCATCATAAAGAACATCACGCTTCAAATAGTCGATATGAGCAGCGTCATCTCTTTCAGATGCTTTATAGTTTTCTTTAGTAACTTTTGTACCTGCATGATCCATACAACATCTAGCGTTACCCGTGTATTTTCCGTAATGTCCTTTTTCCATTTTATTATTTTAAATATTTTTGAAATGCGTTTTATTTTTTTAATGTTTCTCCAAATTCATAGTCAATACCTGTATTAGCAATTTCATCTACTCTTTTTCCTGCTTTTTTAAAGGTATCTTTTTCTTTTCCTGCTTTTGATCCGGCTATTTTATCAACACTTGAAGTAATAGTATCAATCATATCTTTATAAAGATCAGCTGTTGGTTGATAATGACTAACTCTTTCTTCACCATCTACGTAACCGTTTAAAGGACTGGTATCTATATCTGGTCTTTCAAAAGACATAGATACTCTAGTATCTTCACCGTAAGACTTACTTGATTTTTTGTTTTTCAGCTTCTTAGCTTTATCTAAAAGCTTAACTACTTTTTCATCTGAGTAATTGTAACCACCAGTCTCACCGCCTCTTTCAGATCTTTTCTGAGCTTTTTTGATAAGTCTATCTACTCTGTTTTTACCTAACTGTTTCACAGGAGAATTATTCATGTGATTTTCTGAAAACTTTGTCATAATTTATTTTTTAGCGCAACCAAAATTTTTAGCGTAGTTAGCCATTTTAACAACCTCTTCGCTATATTTACCTTTGTTAGACATAACAGCTGATGCAGCAGAACAAGCGTCTTTAAAACCGTTCTTTTTAGCCCAAGCTGTAAACTTACCTTTATTCTTTTCTTTTATTTCAGGAAATTCTTTAAAAAATGGAGAACTGTACATTACTTATATCCTTTAGCGTTTTCAGTAATTGGTCCAGCTTTGTATTCGCAAGGATATTTAGAAACTTGCATACCAGTAATTCCATTACTATTACCAACACCCATTGGAAAACCAGTTTTATCTAATGGCCCGTCCCAAATAGCGTTTTCACCTATTTGTCCTGATAATTTAGGATTTTTTCTTATTTTATCAATATCGTGATTCATAATTATTGTTTTTTATATTTACATGCTCTTTTCATAAGCGAACTACCCATAGACACTTGTCTTTGCATTGGAGTTCCAAACATAGTTTCAGCAGCACCCGCAACTCCATAGGTAGGAGTTTGAGGTTGAACTGGTGCTATAGGTGGAGGTGTGTTTAAAACATCTGATGACATTGTTGAAAAACCAGCTGGTGCAGCAACGCCTGTTAGTTCACCTGTGTCTCTCATTTGAGATCTATCTTGAGCAGCGGCGACAGTGTTGTCAATAGCGTTATTAGCTTCAACATCAGGTATAGCGCTAGATAATTCATCCGCGGGTCCTACAGCTGCTCCTGCAGCTTGAATCGATTGAGCTCTCATTCTTTGTCTACCACTCATAGCGGCTCTTTTTTTATAGTCTGCCAAAGCTTGAGCTCTTTTGGCTTTTTCTAGGCGTCTGTTTTGTTTAAAAGCACCTAAAATACCAGCCATTTCACTCATACTTGCCCTAGTTCCTGTACCTCCAGTGTTTGCACGCCCTCCACTAGCGACGCGCGCTGCTGCTCCTACAAATTTATTTGGACTATTGCTCATCTGTTTTTATCTTTGTTTACGTTATAAATAGCTTTAGTCATAACCTTGTCAGTGTATGTCTCGCCATTAATTATCTTGTTTCGTCTACCTGTATTTATATCTTCTTCGCCTAGCATTACTCTGTATATTCTACTTATTAACTGCTTGCCTTTAAAAGACACTTTATATATATGGTATTTTTGAGTGGTTCTGTTTCTATGTCTCCAGACTTTAATCCAGTCTTGTTTCAATAATCTATTCCATCTGCGGTTATCCCAACTATAAGAATAAACACCCATCTCAAAGTCTTTCTTAGTGAAAAACTCCATACAATCAAGGTATATAAGAAGTTCTAGATCTGCATCGTTTAAATCATTATTACGACAAGCCCATTTTCTTATAATGCGGTAGTGTTTTAAGAGGTTTAGTTCTCTAATGTCACTAGCGGCTAATCTCATAATACAACGACTATGTCACCTGATTTTATAACGTGATAAGATTCTTTATCAACTTCTATTTTGTGGCCAGCATGACGATCAAAATATATTACATCATTTGGTTTAACACCACCTACTTCGTCTCCTGCAGAAACTACTGTAGCTTGAATATAACGTATATCGTCTCTTTGGCTTTCAGCAAGTAAGAGACCACCAGTTGTTTTGGTAGTCCCTTCTTTTGCTTTATTTATTATTAAGTTTCTACCTATTGCTTTCATCAATTCTTAAATTATTAATTACACAATCAGTAGATAATATTGTTGTTGCTACAGAAGCTGCATTTTGAAGAGCGCTCTTGGTGACTAGTAGTGGATCTATAATACCCGACTTAATCATATTTACCATTTTTCCTGTAACCACATTGTAGCCTTGTCCTTTTCTAGTAGGTGTTTCAACATCTTGAACACCTGCGTTTTCAAGTATAGTTTCAAAAGGCGCTTTAATAGCTTCTAATAAAACCGCTTCACCTAGTGACTTAGCTGTTATATTTGTTGCAGCGTTTAATAGAGCAATACCACCACCAGGAACAATCCCTTCTTTGATAGCAGCTTTAGTAGCACAGATAGCATCTTCTACTCTATCTGTTTTTTCTTTTAATTCTATTTCTGAATTAGCACCTACTTTCACTATTGCTATTTTAGCAGATAGCATGGCTAATCTTTTTTCAAGCTTTATAAGCTTATTAGGATTTTTTTCTTTTAAAAGCTTAGACTTAATTTCATCTATAACTTCTATAACTTGTTGTGGTGATTCTTGTACTTGAAGTATTGTGTCTTCGTGTGATGTAATACTTTTAACACAACCACCTAAATGCTCGGGCTGTATCATTTCCATATCATCGCCTAAGTCTTCATTTATAATAGTAGCGCCAGTAAGCAGTGAAAGGTCTTGAAGCATTTGTTGTTTATTAATTCCATAGGTTGGAGCATCAATAACATTTACTTTAATGTTGCCTTTCATTTTATTCATAGCTAGAGCGGATAAAACACCTTGTTCTAAATCGCCTATAATAAGCAAAGGTTTGTTGTTTTTTATTACGTACTCTA